ATCCACAGACAACGTCTGGGACAGGCCAATCGCATGCAAGTTATGAGTACCACAAAACGAGCACGCAAACAGTGGGCACCTGTTGTGTCAAGTGGGGCAGAGTCGGCTATTCCAGCCAAGCCAACTCCTGCCACCCCGGTTGGGAATGCCATCCGTAAGGCGAACGCAAAGTCTGCGCGTAAGCCGAAACGGTCGAAGCCGATTGATGCCGATGCGGTCAATCAGTGCGTTGACGCCCTAACTGCTCTGCACGTCGTGCATGAGCAGCACCAGGCTGTCAACTCCGAGCTACGGTCCGAAGTCCGACGCAGGGCTAAGCAGCAGAGAGTCGAGGAACCAGCGGTCGACGTTGCTGGTATCGCACGTGAGCTTGAGGCACGAGGATGTGAATACGTGCCAATCGATGAGGAGGGCCGTCCGATGTGGGAGTTAGCTAACAGTGAGCTGCACGTGCCGGAAGTCCCCTCACCACGCATCAGTGCTTACGGTGATTTTTCTCCGAGATTCTCTAGACCTTCCCCGGTCAAGCCAATTCATGATGACGCAGGTGGTTTTTTAGGCGCGTTCAAACGCGCAGTGCTGCGGTGTTTTGGTTGTGGGGAGGTCGCGGATGATTGGCAGGAGGATGCGAGAGTGCGGACAGAGGTGAGTCACCATATGACTCAGTCCATTGCTCCAGCGAGCAAAGGTGTTGATCCAGTTGACAACATCGCACTCATCCACGGTCTTGACCGTGAGGCACCCTCTCACGATGTGGTCGTTGTGCCCGCTTTTGTGGCAAGCGTCGTTTGCGCATTGCGAATGAAGCTCGGTGCGGGCATTAAACGCAAGGTTGGGTCAGTTGATAACCAACCTATGGTGCGACGCGAGATTACGCGGCTCCTTCGCGGATACAATGTCCGTGAGTGCGATGCCGCCGCGCACCTAGACCGCATTGAGTCTGCCTTCTTTGAAGATCAAACACACGCGCGCCAGGTCAACTGGCGGCAGCGTGCGGCCGCCAAGAGCAAGTTCTTACGGTGGTTCCTCGGCAACGAGGACCCGCAGTACGACTGCTAGGGGCGCCCAATCCGGAAATGCGGTCAGGATACCGTCCACAGTGTACCACTAGAGAAGACGTCGTTTATTAACGCGAGAGGTAAGGACGGCAAACCTGCGACCCACCGGCTGATCATTCGAAGGAATGGGCAGTCTGCCAAGACCCGTTTGTACATCGTGATAGGAGGGATGGGCCCAGAGCACCAGCTTGGGGTGTTTAACAACAACATCGCCGCCGTTGAGCGGGCCCTCCTAGAGCGATATTTCCTCGTCAAGGTAAATGGCGAGTTCTGCCGACCGTTGCATGTTGGCGCAGAGGCTTTTGAGAAACCTTCACTCAAGCGCTTTCGTAAGTTGGTTGTCGATAAGGTGCGTCCACTTGCCACCGTGTTGTCACTTCGAGATGTAGTTCTCGAATACACCGGTGCCAAACGACGTATCTACGAAGCCGCTTACCAGAGCCTCTGCCGCACCGACATCAATCGGAAGGACGCGGAGCTCATGCCATTTACCAAGTTCGAGAAGCAAGCCCTTGACAAGGCTTGCCGCATCATCAACCCGCGCAGTCCGCGTTACAACCTTTACCTAGGCAAATTTCTCAAGAAGGCGGAGAAATGCTACTACCGCGCCATTAATGAGGCGTGGCGTAGCTGTGCAGAGCACACTGTCATTAAGGGGCTAAATGTTGTGGACGCTGCTTGCGTTATCCGAAGTAAGTGGGACAGGTTTAAGGACCCTGTTGCCATCGGGTTGGATGCAACCAAGTTCGACGCCCACGTTTCGGTGTCCGCCCTTAAGTTTGAACACTCGTTCTACAACTTAGTATACCAAGATTCTCGGTTGGCTCAGCTTCTAAGCTGGCAACTGTTGAATAAGGGCGTGGCACGCTGTGACGATGGCGTTGTTGAGTTCCGAATGCCTGGCACTCGCTCGAGCGGAGATTTGAACACTTCACTGGGTAACTGCATACTCATGTGCGCTATGATTTGGGCGCTATGCGAGGAGCTAGGCATTGAGGCAGAGTTGGCTAACAACGGTGACGATTGCGTGCTCATCATGGAGCGTGTGAATGAGCAACGTTTCCGAAACTCTGTGGAAAGGTGGTTTACCAAATTGGGCTTCCGAATGGAGGTGGAGCCCACTGTGGACGAGTTTGAATGTATCGAATTTTGCCAGAGCCGACCCGTGTGGGATGGCAGCAGCTGGAGAATGGTACGCAATTTCGTTACATGCTTGAAGAAGGACCCCATGTGCCTCATCCCAATCGCCAACACAGTCTCGCTCTTGAAGTGGATGTGGGCGGTTGGTACGTGTGGGATGGCTGCGGTACCCGGCATTCCAGTTTTACAGGAGTTCTACTCCTGGTTCATACGTCACGGTCGTCGAACCAGGAAGAGGCACATGCAACACATCTTCAAGAACACGCACTTCATGGAACGCGCAGCTGGGCTCAGTAGTGAGTGGCGCGAGCCAACATCAGAAGCGCGTGCTTCGTTCCACACTGCATTTGGTATTACGTGCGATGAGCAGGTCGCACTTGAGAACTACTTTCGGGAACTCGACTTCTCGGCCGACATGTTGGATGGTGGGGAGGGAGTTGTGGAAACACACTCCCCCCCCATCGTTAGGTACCTTTAATAATTTATTATTCAACATGCCGACTAAGAACAAGACAATTCGGGTGCAGCGCAAGCCAGCGCGGAGTGCGCCCAAGAAGGAGAAAGAGGTAACATTACTCGGAAAGATTCTGCGTGGCGCGGGTGGCGCGGCAGGATCCGCTCTTGGTGGACTGCTTGGACAGCCCGCCTTTGGAGCAGCCGCAGGCACCGGACTTGGTGCGGCGGTGAGCAAGTGGTTAGGAGCTGGGGACTACACTGTTCAGCAGAACAGTTTAGTCAAAGCGGCTCCCGACATTCCGATGATGCACCGCAATGGACAGTCGGTCACCATACGACACAAAGAGTACGTTTGTGATGTTTCGTCGAACACGGGGTTCGGCGTGCTGCAATCATTCCCGCTTAATCCCGGGGTTGAAATAACCTTCCCATGGTTGTCAACGATTGCGGCCAACTACCAGGAGTACACCTTCAAAGGTGTCATTTTCCATTATCTGCCGACAGCTGGAGATGCTGTTTCAAGCACGAACAATGCGTTGGGCTCTGTTATTATGAGCACCAACTATCGTGCCACAGATTTTGCGCCTGGCAACAAAGTTGAAATGTTAAACGAATACTTCTCTGGTGATGCGCGTCCCAGCGAAACCTTTTGTCACCCCATTGAGTGTGACCCCAGAGAGAATCCCTACAACGTGCAATACATCCGTAGGGGAGCCGTGCCTGCTGGTGAGGATCCCAAGACGTACGACCTTGGTGTCACGTACTTGGCTACCGCCGGCATGCAGGCAGCGGGTATTACTGTTGGAGAACTTTGGGTTACTTATGAAGTTGAATTGCGCAAGCCTCGAGCTGCTGCGCTTGTGAATTTAGGACTACCATCTGCCGCTTGGAAGGCGGCCTCAGCATCTGCCAGCGCTTCGGCGCTTGCGACCAACCTCACGAGTGGGGTGGACGTGAATTTTCTCGGTGCAACGCTGAGTGCAGCTTCCAATGGCATTCAAATTACACTACCAGCAGGTAGTGTCGGCACGTATACCGTGTCGATGATTGGGTCGTCCTCTTCCGCAACTTCGTTTCTCACACCAACTGTTGTGAATTGTGTGCTTTCACACACTACTCCTTCCGATCGATGGAACAATACGCAGGCAGCAACGTCTGGGTTTGGGCTAATCTATGCCTTTACCGTATCCGACCCCACTGTTTCATCCAGCATTACGCTGGGTGCAACTGCGTTTGCGGGTGTTAACGCTGCGTCGTTGTTCGTCACACAATTGTCTCGTTAGAACTTGGATCTAGGCCCCTAAATGTCTGCGCAAGGCTGCCTACACGGGTGAAAGAGCCACAGCACGTCCCGCTCGACGACTGTGCGGGTGTCCTTCGGGGCACACACCAGTGACACGCACATGGTAAACACACATGCACCTGAGGGTTGGCTACCCTAAGACGGAGACTGTTAAGACCATGTGGCTCACGTGTGCACAGGGTGTGTGTGACAACACCCCAACCAGCGCGCGCTACTCCCTGGTAGCGTGATGTAGCTCTGCAAACGCAGACGCGCGGGTCGCGCGAAGGGCTCCACCCTTGGGCAAGGTGGTGAGCAAGGTGAAACCAACAATTTCGTGTAGTCTCAACCAGATAT